CTGCAGAATATTTAACGGAATATATTGGTGGTGAATTCGAAGATATTGTTCGTGATCGTCACGTGTTCAGTTTTAACAACGGAATCTATATTACTAAAAAATATGATGATGAGAAAGACATTTATTATGATGAATGGATACCTCACGAGGGTGAAGGAAGTAAAAGTATAGGAGCAAGTGTTGTGGCATGCAAATATTTTAATGAAAAATTTGTTTATCATGGAGATATGGATTGGTTTGATATTATCACCAAATACTGTCCAAGTTTTAAGGGAATTATGGACTATCAAGAATGGCCCGAAGATGTTCAAAAATGGTTGTGTATTATGATTGGGAGGAATATGTACGACCTAGGAGAATTGGAGGAATGGCAAGTTATGGCTTACCTACTCGGACAAGCCGGTAGCGGAAAATCCACGATTCTAGTTAAAATTGTGAAACAGATTTATGAACCTTGTGATGTTGGTGTGTTATCCAACAACATCGAAAAGAAATTTGGGTTGTCAGCATTGGCAGAAAAGTTTATGTTTGTTGGACCAGAGATTAAGGGTAATTTGGCTATGGAACAGTCTGAGTTTCAGTCATTGATTAGTGGAGAGGATATTCAAATTGCAGAGAAACACAAAGTTGCCAAAAGTATCGTATGGCCAGTTCCGGGAATGTTGGCCGGTAACGAGGTTCCGAGTTATACAGATAATGCAGGTTCTATTTCACGGAGATTGATGGTTTTTAAATTCGACAAAAAGGTTGAAAAAGGAGATACTCGACTAGGACGTAAATTGTTGAAAGAGATTACATTTGTTATCCAAGCCTGTAATCGTGCATACCAAGAAGCAGTAAACACTTATGGAGAAAAGGATATTTGGAGTATCGTTCCTGAATATTTTAAGAAGACCAAAGATAGTATGGCCGAAAACACCAATGCATTAATGAATTTCTTGAATTCGGACAAGGTTAAGATTAGTCCAGAACTTTATGTTCGTGAAAGACTGTTTGTATCAACATTCAATGAACATTGTAGGGATAATCATCTTGGGTCTCATAAATGGAATTCAGATTATTACCTTGGACCGTTTGGTTCGCATAAAATTACTATTACAAAGGGAAAGAAGTTGAGGTATCCAAATATTCCAGGTGCTAGAACATATCCAGGAACATTCGTGTTTGGGTTGGACATTGTCAGTGATCTGGACGATAATGCAGAGGACCCTGAATCTTAAATGTCTATACGCATCCTTATATTTCCTCCGGAAATCCGGTCCCTGGGACCGGGTCAATTATAATAAGCAACAAATAACCCAAATATAAATAATAAACCGATTATTATCATTAATGGTATTAACCAGTTATTTTAACAACAGCTTTGCAAATAATGCTAAAGGCATTTTCTACATTTTTAAAATATTTATTTTAATCATATAAACTGATGAACGTTAAAGAATATATCCCATCACCAGAACACCAATTGTGGGGAGATATTAATAATAATAGTAAAATAATTAACAGAAACCTAGATGCCTATACCTGTGGAGAAGATCAATTTTGTAAAAATTTAGATCTATTTAATAGTGAACGTGGAAATTTAGTTTATAAATGCCCGAATGCTATCTGTAGTTTAGGTGAATGCGAATGTGGCCCAGAATGCATAAAAGATGAAAGAACTAATATTTGTGTTCCACCATCAGATACCCCATACCCATCCTACAATCCAGGAACTTTACCCCCTCCAATTACCAGTGCACCACTTTCAAATAGTCCAATACCCCTTCCAACCCAAGAGATTTTGACTAATAGACCTAATGGAACTTTACCTCCTCCAATTACCAGTGCACCACTTTCAAGTGCACCTATCCCAATGCCAACCCAAGAGATTTTGACTAATAGACCTAATGGAACTTTACCTCCTCCAATTACAAGAGCTCCACTTTCAAATAGTCCAATACCCCTTCCAACCCAGGAAGTGTTGACTAATAGACCTAATGGAACTTTACCTCCTCCAATTACCAGTGCACCACTTTCAAGTGCACCTATTCCTTTACCAACCCAGGAAGTGTTGACTAATAGACCTAATGGAACGTTACCTCCTAGTATTGAAACAAACCCTACTTGGGCACCCATCCCAATGCCAACCCAACCATCTATCTACCCAATCCCCACTCCACCACTAAACAAATGTACTTTAGCCCAATTAGATAAAGAAAATTGGGTATGTTGGAAAAGAGAAGAACAGTGTGAAAACGGAGTTTGTAATGAATTTATAATTGACTGTGACGCTGGGTTTTGTGATCTAAATAATTCAAAGGTTAAAGGAACTGCTAAATTGGCCGGAACTAATATAACAATATACGGAAATAAGTATAACGAAGATTCAAACCCTCCTGAATTATCACCCGAATCATCACCCGAATCATCACCCGAAGAAGATTTGGATAATGACCCCTTGTTTATAATTGCTCTTATTTTCGGAGGAATCACCATATTATTGTTAGGATATTACTTATTAAATAAATTAAATAAAACCCCAAAGGGTGGTAGAAAGAGTGGTGGTAGAAAGAGTGGTCGTAGAAAGAGTGGTGGTAGAAGATTTGGGTGAGGTCCGGCCCCCAAACAGTTAATTGTATAAATAAACTCTAAGAGGATTAATTTGAAAACAGAACAGCTATTTTCAAATATATATGACGTATATATGGGCAAAGTTTTTTAACATCTGTATAAACTGACAAAAATCCAAATTATTAATCGTTTATAATTGTTAAAAAAAACAGTAATACATATTAAATGTCTAGGTTCGAACAACCAAGAAGAGGGTCCAAACGTCCATCTGAGCTTCCATCTATGCCTGTACAGGTACAACATATTCAACCACCAAGTCAACCACAGCCATCTGGTAGCCAGGAAGGTTCTATGTTACAATCTCTTACTAGTGGCAATATGCCTTATATTACATTAGGGGCTGTTGGAATTTCTATAGCAATGTGTATATTTTTATACAGAGAATTAAGAAAGATGAAATCTGAAATAATTGATATTGCAAAGACAGTACACGACAACGAACAATTAGAAACAAATACTAAGTCTATAGAAAACATTAATGAACAACTAACTCAGATCAAAAATATGTTGCAACAAATGACTAGGGGACCACCAACTCAACCTTCTCCAAACCAAGCTCAGGCAATGGCTATGGCACAAGCTGCAGCCCAGGCTAGAGCCGCACAGGCCGCACAGGCCGCACAGGCTGCACAGGCTGCACAGGCATTACCAACACTTTCTGAAGATGAGTCACCTGAGCCTGAATCAGAATCCGAAGATGAATGCGAAGATGGCGTTTGTGAGATCCCAGAAACTAAAAAAGAAAAAAAGGTGTTGCAAATTTAAATTCCATAAGATTCATTAATAAGATTTAATTCCTTTCCATGATATCTATGTATAGTTCTACAAAAAGGACATTTTAAATGTACACGATCTAAAATATTACTTAAACATTTTAAACACACTTTTTTATCACAAACGATACAGTAATCATAGTAGCGATTACCACACCATGGTAAATCACACCTATTATCATTGGTATCAATACCATTCCTTAATATCATTTTTGGTTATTTAATCACGAAACAGTTTATATTTTTAAATTGTTTAAATTGTTTAAATAACCAAAAAAAATATATATTTATTATAATAAAGATGGCATCAACTAACTTTGCAGCTTCAGCAAACAAGGAGTTACAGTCGTTCAATAATGTTTACACGAATTCAAGGTATGCTCCTACTGGGAACCAAACTACTGGACAACCTTTTCCAAACTACAAAGAATTTGGGGGGAGATTAACAGATTGGAAATCTTCTGGATTAAAAGAATCTACATGGAAGAAAGAATTTAATTTACCCACTAATAATAACTTTTTTCGTACAGCTGTAACAGCCGATGCACTTAACTTGGGAAATGCTGAAAATGATGCATGGGTTTCTAGAACCCAAACTTTGGCTAATGTTGGAGATACACTTTCATGTAACAATAACGCAGATTGTGATGCATGGAAAGGAACAACATGTAACGGACAATATGAAAATTGGCCCGATGCCCACGGAAACCAGTCAGGTGGTTACTGCGCCACAACTATTTACCCAGAATTAGGTGAAAATGTTGGACCCAATGGAGGTGGGCAATACAACCGCAAACTTACAAACCAGGGTGGTATTGGAAGAGCTTGTACATCTGATAATGAATGTGGACAAGGTTACAGCTGTAACAACGAATACGATTTTAATGGTTCCAATATCCAACAAACTGGATACTGTGCTAAAACATTCAAATGCCCAGATGGAAAGAAACATTTTCTAGGAACTCCTTGGAATTCAGGAATCCCCCAAGTCCCCCCTTCAGAACAGAATATGAATGGACAGGGTTACGGTAGCAAAGAAATGTGTAACAACTATGCAACTCCCCAGCAGGATTGTGTAAAATCTGGAAACGGTAAATGGTTTGCAGTATACCCAGGTTACTGCGGAGTTCCCACAAGTCTTCGTGATGGAGGAAAACCAACCGGTAATGTTAGAACTACTAGTCCAAACAACCAAAAACAAGGATTCCGGATCCCAGCATACGCAACTAACAAAAGTAGCAGCATGGGTTCCAAAGTCCAGGCATTTACTACCTGGAATATTCCTAGCAATACTGCTGACGGAAGTACCGAAGCACTTCAGTACTCGATGGCAACGAACCCTATGCCCAAAAATCTTTACTAAATTTAACAAAAAAGTAAAGTAAAATAAATAATAAATAATTATTTAATATATAGTATATTATTAAATGATTGTTTATAATATTTATTATGATTATGAACATAGACCTAAAAATTGGGTGTTTAAAAAGTAATTTAAATATAAAACTATCTGTATAAGTAAATGATGTTCAACAATGGAAGTAGTTACCTAATCTTAGGATATAAAGAGTCTGGAAAATCTGAAATAGCTAAATATATCTTAGATAAAATAGATGGAGTGTCCAATATGGTGAATCTAGAAACTAATTTTTCAGGAACTATTGATAAAAATGTTAATAATTTAATTGATAATTATTCATCCAAAGATCATAAACTAGATTTTGGATTAAACAAACCAAATACTTTAATTCTTGTATCTAATTCTCCATTAGCAGTACCAAGTCACAAGAGATTTTTTGATTATGTATTAATTCCCAAAATTGGAGAAAGTCATAATGATTATGCACTGAAAACAGTACATAGTAATTATGCATCTTGTTTACCATTCGAACAATACAAAAAAACAAATAACCAATTACTTATTGGAGATTTTCTAATATTTAAAAGAATCAACAAAACATTTAAAACTTTAGAACACGTAGGTGTAATCAATTCTCGTAATACTGTTTCGTGGGGGTCTTTTGTTGAGTCTATGAAATCTAGTGTTGAAACAGTTATATCCCAGCCCTCCAATTTATATAATTCCCTATTAAACAAATATCTTAGCATTTAGAGTTACAGCAGTAACAGTAGCTCCGGTAACAGAACCTTTAACCACTTTTGCTTTACTTATTTCGAAAGAACTTCTATTAGAATCAGAAGGAATTAATATTGGTGGTGGTATGAATAATAAATATTTTATTTTGTAACACAATATTTTTCATAATCTTTAAAAATATTATTAGATTTTAATTCTAATAATAATAAGTCTACATTATAAGGTTCTGTTTCTTTACCATCTTGAAAAGGATATTGTTCTTTAATATATTTATTATAATAATCTGTTAAAAAAGTAGATCTATCTATTTTTTCACTATAATCAAAATCATAATTTAAGTTTTTTAAAATTCTTTCCCTACCATAAAAAAAATCAATAAGATTATCTGATCCAGTTATTCTGGATGGAATAATATCTATGTTTTTTATTTTATATCCTTGACAATTAAAATTATAAGTTTCATTATTTATTATAAATGTTTGGTTATAATTATCATCACATTTATATACCATAATATTTCCATTATTTGGGTCAAAAAGTTGAAATTCAAAGATTAAATAAAAAATTTGTAAATTTAAAAATATTTGAAATAATAATAATGGTAAATTATCAATATTAGATTCTCCGGATTTTAAAATAGTTTCTAACATATCTCCTTTTACATATTCAAGTATTTGTTTTGGTGTTCTAGATTTTCTATATTTATAATCCATCAATGCAAAAGTTTCCATAAAAAATGGAAAACCTTTATTTATTACAACATTTAATATTATATCTGTTTTAGTATCAGCTTCATTATCACCACTATTCCTAAATAAATAATTTATACTTTGGTTTTTATTAGAAATTGTTAATATATAATTAATATAGTTATTTTCACCGTTTACAATAGTCCTAACTATTGGAGAAACAAATATTTTACACTCCTTGATTTGTTTTAACTCATCGACTATTTCATCATATTTGTCTTTTTCTTGGTTTCCATTAATAACTTTAAAATCTGATGTTATACAAAATCTATTTTTATTTTCTAAAATTACAGTTTTATATAATATTTTTAAAAAATCTATAACTTTATTATTTTCTTCTTCAGAATAATATCTATGTTTTTGAGAAAGAATACAAATATCTATTGAGTCCATAATTTCTTGGTTTTGTATATCTTTTAATCTCTTTTTTTCTTCAACGTCTATATAACTAAAGTCACTATATAACTTGTTATTTATACCATGATGATCAAATAAGTTGCGTAAATAACTATAAAAATTTGTTTTAGGATACTTTTTTAAAATATATTTTCTTAAAATTCCTAATTTTTCTTCATCTTCTAAAATATTTTTTAAATTATTTTCTAAATTTTCTATAATTTCTTTTTTTTCACTATTGGATTTATCAAGTCGTAAGTTAATTTGAGTTTTTTTTAAAAGGCCCTTTTTAGGACCTTTATCAAATATATCTAAATAACCTCCTTCATCTATTTTTTCCAATTCCATATTATTAATTATTATTAATTATTAATTATTATAAATATATTAAAATAGATTTAATGTCTCTGAAAATATACAATCAAAAAATAATTGGTGAACATTGTTTATCATTACTACAATCATTATAACTACAATCAAAAAACCACAAAGATAATATAAAAAATCCTCCGATTGTAACAACTTTATCCATTACAAAAAAAATTTTATTTTTAGTATTAACCCTAGAAAACATAATCCATACAATTATTCCTAGACTGCAATGCTAAAGGCATTTATATAATTCCTACATTCTTTTTAAATTG